TGTAGAAAAACTAGAACAGTTACGTTGGCTTAAGGCAGGTTGGACTATTGGTTGTGCAAAAGTAGATTTCAACGGGGTAGAAATAAACACACAGGAAGATATTCACTTATGGAATTACAAGAATGAACAAGTGGGCGTTGCCAAAAATAAAACATTTTAGAACGTATATTGATATAGGCGCAGGCAATGGTGATAAAACTTTACCATATGTTGAAAAATTTGAAAGAGTATATGCTTTTGAACCTAATCCAAAAACCAATCAACTAATACCAAATTCAATAAAAATGTTTCCTTACAAGTTAGGAGATATTGAAAAAGAAACAGTATTGTACACAGACGAAGGTAAACAACAATATAGTGTAACACAAAAAACATTAGACAGTTTTGTCTTTATATACATTGATTTAATGAAAGTAGATGTTGGCGATGATGAATTGGATGTATTAATGGGATCAGTAAATACAATAGTAAAATGGTATCCTGTGGTTATATTTAAGAATGATTTAGTGGTTGACTTTTTTAAAGAATTGCGTTATAATATAAAGAAACATGATAGTGATTGGATAGCCTGGTATGAATAAATTGCCGTTGAAAGATATACTTGCCGCAGTTGATATGGGCGGAAAAGAAATTTGGGACGAGCTATCTATTGAAGAAAAGAAACAGGTAAGTTTTTATTTGTTAAACAGATATGTCAGTTCACAAAAAGGTACAAGAGATAGCCAAGAACTTGCAATATTTAAAACAAATGAATATTACAATAAAAACTTTTTTAATATTCAGAAGCATAAAAAACTCCTATGGCAACTTTTATGTACTGCTGGAAATACGAAAAAAATACAATATCACGAATGGATAGGATACAAACATAGAAATAAATCTAATAGTAAAGCTATGAAGTTTTTACAAAAAATATATCCTAACATGAAACAAGATGAGGTAGAATTACTTGCTAGAATATCTACAAAAAAAGAACTATTTGCCCTTGGAGAAGACCACGGGATGGATAAAAAAAGTGTCGACATCTAAACCATACAAGTGTGAATACTGTGGTGCTAGTTTTACTAGAGAAAAAACACTTTCAGTACACATGTGTGAAAAGAAACGTAGACACTTACAGAAAAATGAAAAACATGTGCAATTAGGATACTATGCATTTACAAGATTTTATAAATTGAGTGCAGGAGCCAAAACAGAAAAAACATATAAAGATTTTTGTGATAGTCCATATTACAATGCATTTGTAAAATTTGGAAGTTGGTTAAACAATGTGAATCCTATGTATATGGAAAACTATATAGATTGGGTTGTAACCTGTGGAGTAAAACTTGATCATTGGTGTAGAGATGAGCTGTATGAAAAATATGTCAATGAACTTGTGTTGAAAGAAAGTATGGAGACAGCGGTAGAAAGATCAATTGACACAATGATGTCATGGGGTGAAGAGAAAGAAGCTCCTTGGAATGATTACTTTAGACATGCAACTTTAAACAGGGTAACACGTGATATAAAAGATGGAAAAATAAGCCCTTGGCTTATGTTAAATTGTCCAAGTGGTAAAAGTATGTTAGCACAGTTTAACGATGAACAATTAGAATTTGTATACACAGTGATAGATCCAAAACATTGGGCTATGAAATTTCGAAAGAAACCTGCAGACGTTGAGGTTGTAAAGGAAGTTGCAAAGGAATCAAAGCTATGATGAAAACACATTTGTTAGGTAACGAACATCAATGGATTATTGAAACACACTACGAGGACAAGGAAGAATTTGATTTTCATTGGGACAAAAAAGTATTTCCTGAAGAGACACGTGAGGATGTAAGTGACCAAACAAGCACCTATAGAGGTAAGCAGTGGAACATTCACCCTAGAGCTTTTCTAAACGAATGGAAGTATAAACCTTATCTACAAGAAAAAATTGATGAAGTAGGATTGCCAATTGAACTGACAGACCTTTGTGCATTATGGACAATAGAATATAGAAAAGGTGGATGGCAAAAAGCACATAGACATAGTGATCATAATGTTAAGAAAATAAGTGCGGTATGTTATCTTACTCCAGCCGATCCAGACGAAAGTGCATTTCATGGAGCCACATTTGCATATCTTTATGACGGACAAGGGAACACACATGATCTATGCTATAAAGCAGACAGAGGAGATGTATTGATTTTTAAGAGTACAGTCTTACATGGCTGTTATCCTGTACGTGATAATAAGCGAGTGTTTGTAGTAGATTATTTTTACAAGGATAAGAAATGATAAAAACAGTAACAGATTTTGTAAAGGAAAGTTATAACAATAGCAAGGTTGCTTTCTTTTGTGAAATGGCAGAAGCTACATTTTTAATTAGTGCCAGTGCTATACTGACCTATACTGTGTTAGCCCCTGCAACAAAGATCTTTATCCCTTTATACTTCATCGGTAGTATTTTAGGGATAATTAGTGCTATAATAAGAAGAGCCGCATTTGTAATTGTGCTATGTAGTTGGTTTACAATTATGAATGCTATTGCGTTATGGAGGTTGTTTATATGAAACTAGAGCTCGTAAAACACCCAAGTGATTGGTTGTCAAAAAAACTGGACCCGTGGGACTTTGATAATCCTCCGATGGATCCTGTAGAATTAAAAACTGAGATGCTTAAACTAATGAAAGCAAATCTTGGTATAGGATTATCTGCTAACCAGGTTGGTATTAATGCAAGGGTTTTTGTTTTTGTGCATAACAACACGACTAACAATCAAACTGATAGAGAAGCACTTTGTATCAATCCAGAAATAGTTGAAAGAATAGAACCTGTATTGACCATGTGGGAAGGCTGTTTAAGTTTTCCTGAAGTAACTATACAGGTACCAAGACATCACAAAGTCAAAGCGATATGGACTAACGAACTTGGAAACCAAATTAAAGAAACTTTTGTAGGCTATGATGCAGTTTGCTTTCAGCATGAACTAGATCATTTAAATGGAATTACATTTGATCAACATGTATCACCTATGGTTTGGAAAGAAGCAGTCGAAAAGGCAAAAAAGAAACTAGAAGACAATGCCTGATATAGATATAGACTTTGCCGATAGAGATCAAGTTTTAGCAAAACTAAAACATAGAGTTGCTAAACTTGACTCAGGTAAGAAACACAATACAGGAGTTTATGTTACTGAGATTCCTCACAATCCAGTAGACAAACTTTCTACAATAGATCATAAGACAGCAGAAGACAGAGGTTATTTCAAACTAGACTTTTTAAATGTAAACATCTATGACAAAGTTAAAGATGAACAACATTTAAAAGAGTTAATGAACAAAGAACCAATCTGGGAATTGTTAGAAACAAAAGACTTTTGCGATCTTGTATTTCATGTATCAGGTCATCACAAACTAATAAAAAAACTAAAGCCAAAAAATGTAGAACAACTGGCGGCTGTGTTAGCTATTATACGTCCAGCCAAGAGACATCTTCAAGATGACAGTTGGGATAAGATACTAGAAGAAGTTTGGGTAAAACCCAAAGACGGAGAATATTATTTTAAAAAAGCACACGCATTTGGGTATGCAGTTGCAGTGGTTGTACATATGAATTTAATTTGTGAGGGTTTGAATGCATTTCGAAGTTGAAGACTATAGAAAGAAGCCACCGACACCTAGTTGGACAGAATGGCAAGTACCCAAGGAAAAAGGATATGACTATGTCTGGAAAATTGGATTCTGGTGTTTTCTATTTCCGTTTATTCTATTTGGAGGAATATTTGCACCGCCAACATTATTAATGCAAGTTGTATTGTTAGACTATTTTATATACATGGCTTATAAAGCCGAAGGTGCAATTTGAAGCGTTCTATCTTGAGAGCTTTTTCACTAACTGTACTGATTTACGTTTCACTCTTTTTATTGCTAGTTTATTTAGATTAACTGTAGGACCTAATCCTACTTTTACATCTTTGCTATTCATAGTCATTAGAACATATTTAAATTGATTCATATCATCCTTTAGAAATATGTTTATAGGAATCATCCTGTTTGATTCCCACCACCATACTTCTCCTAGCTCTATGAATTTAGCTTTTTCATCTTCTGTAAGTAAGTCAGTAAAAATGTACATGCTTGTGATAAAAGAGTCTTGATTATTAATGACTCCTATATATTCCTGGCCACCATACGTAACCACGCTTAAAAAGGGGAATTTTTCTTCTATATCTTTTCTTAACATAATATCAATAAATACACTAGTAATTATGGAAACAAGCAATGCAACTAGTACCAAGATATTTAGTCTCGAATGACACCGTAGTAGTCTCAGATGACTTTTCGGCAAATAAGGAGTATAACAAAGTGTATCAAAGAAATATAAAAATAACAAAAGGTATAGATAATACTATATCTTTTGAAGTCAAAAACAGTGATCAAAAACCAGTGTCAATACTTAACACATATACACCTTATGTAGAAATCTTTACAGAAGATAATGTGCTTCTTAAAAAGTACACAGGTACAATCAAAGAAACATCCACACCATTATATAAAGGACAATTCACTATTAATATTGCAGACGGCGATACCCTAAACATCGACGGGCAGTATCTTTCATACACGGTATACTTAACTAAAACTTCAGATAACACAAACACACTTACCTATGCTGACAGTCAATTTGGAGCCAAAGGTACAATTGAATTACTAAATGAAGCTTTTCCAGGACCAGTGGCTAGTAAGTCTGTATCTACATTCATTAACAGTATCAGTTCTGTGGTAGACGGAGAACCAGCAATCAATTCAAATACAGCATTACATACTGCGGCTATCTATTCAACAGGGTTCGCAGGTACAGTTACTATAGAAGGTAGCTTAGAAGACTCAACAACCAATAATTGGTTTACCATAAACCAAATTATAATGTCTAGTCCTACAACACCAACTTACCAAAACTTCAACGGAGTGTTTAGTAATATACGCTTTAAGGTTGCAAATGATTCTGGTAATACTGGAACAATTGATAAAATTCTCGTAAGAAATTAGTTGACAAAATAGTTTATAGAAGCTATACTTACAAGTATGAATATAGTCTATGAAACTCTTCTGGCACATTTGCCTCATAAAAGAAAGACTACTCCAAGTGGTTGGACTAGCTTTAACGCACCATGTTGTGTGCATAATGGCACAGGTGCTGACACTAGACAACGCGGAGGTATCATAAACAATCCACAGGATGGTACAAGCTATCATTGTTTTAACTGTGGATTCAAAGCAAGTTGGAAGCCTGGTAGAAAAATAAGTTATAAGATGAAAAGACTTATGCAATGGTTAAATGTTCCAGATGATACAATAACCAAAGTAAGTTTTGCTGTTTTGGATTCTGAGAAATATGATATAGAAGAAACAATACAGTTACCAAAGTTTGAAATCAAAAAATTACCAGAAGGTGCGAAGCCTTTACAAGAATGGGCAGACTATTGTGCAATGGAGCCGAGTGGTGTAGATGAAGGACTGTACAATGTATTTGAATATTTGAAATCAAGACAGCTATATTTTGATGACTATGATTTTCATTGGTCGCCTTTACCTCAATACAAAGATAGATTGATTGTTCCGTTCTATCATAACAAGTTAGTGGTCGGGCATACAGCAAGAAAAATAAAAGCTGGACTGCCTAAGTATGTAAGTGATCAACAACCTGGATATGTTTTTAATCTTGATAATCAAAAATATGGTAGGATATATACAGTTGTTGTGGAAGGACCATTTGATGCTATTGCAGTAGAAGGTGTAGCATTACTTGGAAGTGAAATCAAAGACCAGCAGTCTATGTTGATTAATAGTTTAAATACTAAAGTAATTGTTGTTCCTGATAGGGATGACGCAGGTAAAAATATGGTAAAACAAGCAATTGATCTAAAATGGGGAGTGAGTATGCCTAGCTGGAGTCAAGACGTGAAAGATGTCAATGAGGCTGTGCAACAGTACGGAAAAATATACACACTACATTCTATAATTGCAAGTGCAGAGTTCAATGAATTAAAAATTAAACTAGGAGCAAAAAAATGGTTTGGTTAAAAGACCTTTGGTATACAATAACTTTTCCCGTGAGATTTTATATAGAAAAATATAAGGATTGGAAACGTGAAAAGCGATTACAAAAAAAGATAAAGGAACTACAGAAAAAAGATCCTTTCATATACAAATAGAAAGGAGGGCTGACAATTGATGACTGAAATAACAAAAGGCATTGTTAATGCCGTCAAAGATAGAATGGATGAAAGTTTATTACTTGCGATCATATTCTTTATAGGACACATTATAATAGCAATGGCAGTTGTAAGCATAATCACAGGTGCAGGTATCTGGGAAGCAGGTGCTGTAGCACTTATCGAACCAGCTGTGAATTCAGTTTGGTTTTATGCACTACACAAACTTTGGAAAAAATATAAATGATTACTTGGGGAATGGTAGGCAACAGCCACGATGCCAGTCTAGCAGTATTTAGGGATGATAAGCCTTTATGGGCTTGTATGGCTAAAGATTTTAGTGGCGTTGATAATGATCCTGACTTTAACTGGACAATGCTAGAATCAGCAAGACAAACTTATGGTCCTCCGGATAAAATAGTTTGGTATGAAAAACCTTTTTGGAAAACTACTAGACAATATTATGCAGGCCAAGGTTGGTTGCATAAAGAAAACAATATTAAAAAATATTTACGAAAGTGGGATATAAAAACTCCTATTAGCTATGCTTGGCATCATAGAGCTCATGCGGCTTACGGATATTATACCAGTGGGTTCAAGAATGCTACAATTTTAGTTATGGATAGCATAGGAGAATGGGAATCATTATCCATATGGATGGGTGTTGGTAATAAGTTGACAAAACATTACAGCCAATGGTATCCACATAGTGTGGGTCTGTTTTATAGTGCAATGACACAGAGATGTGGACTAATTGCTAACAAAGAAGAATACAAAATTGCCAACATGGCCAGTAAAGGCAATGATAGACTTGTAGGATTAGTACAAAAAGAATTGATGCATAATGATTTGAATGGAGGACTTCCTGGTGTGCATTTCAAACATAATTTGCACAAAGGTTGTAAATGGTTATTACCAAATATGAACACCAAATCTGATTTAAATAATCTAGCTTATGCAACACAATTTCTGTATGAAAAAATACTTAAATCAAATTCTGATTATGCTAAAAGAAGATTGAAGAGTAAAAATCTAATTATAGTAGGCGGGTGTGCATTGAATAAACAAGCGAATGAAAAGATACAATCAGATTGGAACAAAGTTTATGTTCCAAAGAATCCTGGAGACCCTGGATCATGTATTGGTGCAGTTGCTTCAAAAATCAAAAAACATCTTGACTATGATGAAAAGATATGGTATAATAAGTAGAATGAAAATAGATTTTAAGATGGCAGATTTAAAGGCGATAAACC